TGTAGCCGTAGTAGTCCATGTCGCTGGCGGCGTTGTAGCTGTACGAGCCTTTGACGCTCTCGTAGTGGATCACACCGATGATGCAAGGGATGCCTGCGACGGTGGATTCGATCTCTGCTTGGTAGTGTGTCATTTCGCTGTCCTTCTCTGTTAAACCACATCACTGCGATGTCGTTGGTGTAATTCTACATTAAATTACCAGCACCCGCACAAGCCCCTTTTTCTAGGTACTTTCCCTAGGTGTCTGACGCAAGTGCCGGAGCAGTTCGTCCAGCACGAGGGCGTCGTGGCTAGTGGCCTTGCGGATGTACTGCTCGATCTCGTGGCACAGGAAGTTGCATCCAGCATCAAAGCCCCGGATGTACTCACTCATGACGGCCTCAGGAGGCGGGCTATATGGGCGCTGGGGCGGTTTTTGCAAGCTGGCGGGGTCTACCCCCAGCACCCACGTCACGCAGGCGTTTCCTGAGGGGTTCTTGCGCGTCAGGCCCTCGGGGTGGTGACGGATCTGGCCAGCCTTCCACAGGTCGGTGAACCGGCGGCGGATGGTATTGATCAGGCCCCCGTGCATCTCGACGAACTCGTCGGGCGTCAGGCCCACCTCACCGGCCTGCTCAAGCTCGTCAAGGATCTTGGCCTTGATGCTCTTGCTGACCTTGTTGGCCTTCTCGAAGGCGAGTACCTCGGTCATGGATCCGTTGGCGTGGGTGTGTGTGCGAAGCTCGTTCATGTTCCCTCCTCAGAATGGCGCGTCAGGCACGGTGCTCAGATCGATGCGCGGCTTACGCTGGCGCTTGATCTTCACGGTGATGTACTGGTAGTGGTCGGCGGGCTTCTCCCACACCCACCGCACCACCTTGCCCATGTAGTCAAGGATTCCGTACTTGATCATCTTGCTTCTCCAGTGCGTTTTGGATGCCCTCGAACACGGGGCGCATGGCCTCTGTCATTCGCTGAACCATCGGATCGTCAGGGGTTGCAGTCTTGATGCGCTCGATGGTGGCTTCCCAGCGTTCCGACTGGGTCTCACGCTGGGCCATCGACTTCAGCTTGTCCAGCAGGTGACCGAAGTGCTCCGGCACCGTGAAGTAGAAGCTCGCATACGTCGAGTCGAAGTCATCGTCCTCGTCACGCACAAACCCGGGCAGGGCGCGAAGGTCGCTGTTCCAAGGGCCGTCAGGGTTGTCGTCGTTCGGGCCGTCGTACCAGTCACGATTGCCACCGCCGGTGCGGGTGTAGATCACGATGTGCTCACCGTCGAAGTAGCTATCTCGGAAGCGTGGGATCTTGTCGGGAGACACATCGAGGATCTTGAGAAGCACACCGGCCAGAGGGTTATACCCGTGAAGCATGTTGTAGAGGCTCATGATCAGACCTCGCCTTCGATGGCCAGCACAGAGTTCTGCTCGAGCAGGGGCGCATGCACGGCCTCTTCGACGGCAGTCTTGGTGAGGGAAGCGTTCTGCTTCGAGCGGGACACGAGGTCTTCGGCCAGCACCGCGAAGATGCGCGAGACGGTCATGGGCGACAGCAACACCTCTTGCTTACCGGTGGGGCCTTCGAGCAGGACGGTGCCCGCGAGTTGGTTGGCGTAGTCCTCGTAGGAGGAGCGCTGACGGATTTCCAGTTTCGTGACTTTCATGATGTTCTCCAGTTTCAGTTGCGTTCAGTGATGTCGCCAGCGGCAATCCAGAGGATGCGCTGAAGGTTTTGTGCGTGGTCGGCGAGTTCTTCGTCGTCCCATGCTCCGTACTCCCGAAGCTCGCGCTTGAGATCCTCGGGGTTGATCTTCTCCAGTTGCCTGCGGATCTTGCGCTCTTGCGACAGGCGCATCACGTCGGCATCGCACTGGCCGGGGTGGGCACAGGACTGGGCCTGTGCAAGGGTCATCTCGATCTCGATGCGTCCGCAGGATGATGTGAACCACATGATTCGCTTTCCTTTCGCTTTTAGTTGGGTTATTTGCTGGTGACCTTGATGCTGAACACGGCGGCGGTCTTGGTGTGCTCGGCAATCAGATCGGCAGGGATGTCGAGAACCTTGGCGATGGCCTTCCAGTCGACGGTGGAGCGGTTGGTCTCGACGTAAGTGGCTTTGAACAGGTCGCCCTCGAAAGCCTTCTGGCCGGAGAGGCTGGCCTCGTCCTTGAGGCTGTCTTTGATGGCATCGGCCTGCTTAGTCAGGTCGGCGATCTGTGCGAGCAGTTGGCCGAGGTTGTCGATGCTGTTGGTGTTGATTGCGGTGGTCATGATTCGCTTTCCTTCTCTGTTAGACGCCATCGAATTGATCGCGTTGGTGTAAGTATAAATGAAATTACAGGGGGTTGCACAAGCCCCCTGCAAAAAATTTTTCTAAGTAGTTTCCCCTAGTAGTTTTCGGGTGTCGGCCAGCAGATCCGCCTCGTCGAAACCATAGTGCTTGGGGAACCCCTTCGTCCCGAGGCCGTGGAGGCCCTTGGAGCCGCGATGATGAGCCACGCATACCGGTATGACCTCCCAGTGGCTTGCGCGTCTCCCAGCCCCTGTTCCGGCCCTTGGGTGATGTAATTCAACCGGGCCGGGGCTGTGTGGCCCAAAAAGTCGAAGGCAAACCACGCACCCCAGTTCGGCCACCCGGCTCATGTGCTTTTTCTCAGCCAACGTGGTCATGTTGCCCCCTTGCTTTGGCGTAGACCTCTTCCATGACCTTGGCCATCTTATTGTGCGCGGCACACACAGCCCGGACGAACTTGTCAAACGACCAGTTCCATGCGTTGTTGTGCCGGATGCTTTTCTGCGCCTGCTTGCGGCGCTTGCGCATGCTAGTCATGACGGGAGCACCCTCACGATCACCGGGGCCTTGGTGTCGTTGTCAAATTCCTCCGTCAGGGCCACGGCCTCCTCTGCGGTCTTGCCTAAGTACATCGCCATCAGCGCGTAGTCACGACCACTGCCGATTGCATGAAAGGGCCTGCTCACCCGCATCCACATCCCCGCGCCGTGAGTGAACACCCCGAATCTCGTCACCAGCAACAGCGAGGGATCGTTCTCGTCCTTCTTGTAGTCCGGGAAACCCATGTCGAGAATTTCCGTTGCGGTCATCTCGGCCACGCGCTTTTGATACCTCAGGATGCAAGCCCAATCACCAGCACCGCCGAGCAGGTAATCCTTACCCTCCATCACTTTGCAGGGTTCGTACTGTTTCAACCCCCAGCCATCAGAGCGGAGGGTGTCGTGCGCCATGTGTTTTCCATCCCATGCGATAGTTGTCATCTCAGTCCTTTCAATCTGTGAACCCAACGAGGATGCTGTCGGGCCGGGGCACCTCCACGCCGATAGGCCTCCACAGGTGCAGGCAGTTCGGGTGGTTGTTGACGTAGTCCGACTCCGGCGGGTGGTACTGCAACACACAGTCCTCCGGCCCCCAGAACATATCCTTGATCTGGCACATCTCGTCCCACAGCGGCGGGCGGTCTCGGCGGCTCACGCTGACGTGCTCCCAGCCTGCACCGTTGGATGCGATCACGCGCACCTTCTGGCCATGCTTGAGCGGGATCACGAACCAGCCATTCTGGTCGTCGCCGGGTGGCATGTTGGCCACCACGACGCGGTACTTGTCAGGGCACTTGAACATTACGGCTTCCCATGCAGTGGCGCGATGTAACCGCGCTCAAGATCGAAATTCAATTCGGTGTCTCGGAAGATGGCTGGCGCGAAGTGCTTCAACTGGTCGATCAAGCCCACACAGGTGTTGTAAGACATCGGTGACTTGACCCTGCTTCCGTTGGTCTCGATGAGCTTCTCGAGTCCATAAATCTGTTGCGCGATCAGGATGTCGAGGGTTGCTTGCCTGCTCTCTTCGCTCAGTTGCTCATTCAACTCGCGAACTTCATTCAATGGTTTCATCAGTCGTTCCTTTCTTTTGCCCACTCATTGCGGATGCCCGCCACCCAGCCAGCGTTGAAGTGCCGACGCACCTCCTCGTTGCCTGCGGTGCGCGAGTGGCCCATGTTGTCGAGGTAGTCGTTGAACGCATCCTCGAATGACTTCACGCGCATCGGCTTGAACAGAGCAGGCACGTTGCGCTCGGCCTGCTTGCGCTCCATCTCGGCCCATGCCTCATCTTCTGGATCTTCAAACATTCACAACCCCGCCTTCTCTGTTGATCTTGAAGAAGTAGTCGTCGCGGGTTTCGGACGGCGGCACGAACCCGTGTCGCTTCCATGTACCCATCACGTCCGCGCCACGAGTCCACACCTTGCCCCATGGGGTGATGTGCGTCTCACGCTCCTGCGGTGCCGGTCGGATGTCTTCAACGAGTGCCAGTTTTTTCTTCGTCATGGTTTTCTCCTTACAGGGTTGCTTTGCCTTCAGCGCGATTCGTGGCCTCGAGTGAGCGCCACACCTCGATGCGGGCCTGTGCGGCCACAAGCCCCCACCGAATCTCTTCCTCGATCTCCACGGCCTCCTTGAGGGCCACGAGCAGTTGCACATACTCGGGATCGCTGTACGCCTCGCGCTCCTGCGCGTTGACGGCGGTCTCCATGGATCGCTTCATGATGATGGCCTTCAGGCTCTTGCGGTATTCCTCGCAGTAAATCCTGTTGGCCTTCGCCTGTGCATATCGCTTGCCGTGCTTGAAGATGTACTCAATCGCAAGCTCTGGGTTCTTCACGTCGCTGTCGCTCATTTCTTCTCCTTACTTTTACGCTGTTCAAAATCATTTTTGCGGCGGTTGCGTACCCACTCATCTCGTGCCTCTTGATGAACCTTAGGAGGATCTTTTCGATCTCGTCACGCTCCCATTCCGCGCCGCTTTTGAAGATCGGGTACCCGGCATCGTTGATGCCAAACTCACCGTAGATCTTCTCGAATGCCTCTTCGCTCTTCACGCATCGCCTCCGTGTCTTCCATCAAGTCAGCAAGCCTCCACGCATCACCAACGATGTCGTCGAAGCTCTGGTAGTTCTTGTCCTGCAACAAGGCCATCATGGCCATGCCTGCCCAGACCTGCTTCATGCTTGGCTCGCTCATTCGTCACCTCGGTCAATCTGCGCGTTGAAGATAGCCACCTTGGCCGCAGTCTCTGGCCCCTTCTCGATGGTCACGATCATGTCCGGCCCCATGTAGATCGGGATGCACAGTTGCAAGTTGGGCTTGCAGTTGCCGTTCTCGCGAATCGCGATCTCAGCACCGGTCGCAAGCTCCATCGCGGCCTCGTACAGACGCGGCACCGGGCTGTCCTCTGGCGCAATACCACTCACCATCTTTTTCATTTCTCGCTCCTTGGGAATAAAGCCTCACCGGCATGTGCTGGGAAGTCAGCGCCCCACGCGATCAACTGCAACACATCCATCTTTTCCATGAACCCATCGACAGCGCCGATGCGGTACTTGATTTCACCGTTATCCGTCATGACCTTGACGACGCCCACGGTGCCCTTGCCACTTGTGAACCACGTCCAGTCCAAAGGGGTTGATTCATTCATACTTCGCTCACTTTCACTTTCAACATTCCACCGACGATGTCGGCCCAATAGATGCGCAGGTCGACGATGTTGCTGTCGTCCTCCCAAACACCCGCATGCGTCAGGCTGTCGAGCACAGCCTTGAGCAGGTTGTCCAGATCCCTGCGGCGGTTGTCTGGCCGGAAGGCCTCGATCTCCACCTTGAGCTTCTGGGTGTAGTGCTTGGCCCCGCGCTGGATCAGCACCTGATCAGCCACAACCTTGCGGTATGACCGACCCTCAGCACTGATGATCATGCGGCCCTGAAACGTGCGCCAGTAGCGGTTCACGCTCGGTGGCCATGGCAGTGCGATCTCGATCATTGACGCTGGCTCGGGATACGGTTGCGGATGCGCTCGGCCAACATCTCCAAGACCCCACGCACAGCGGTGTCCTGTTCGGCCATCTCGTCCTCGAGGATGCGGGCGCACTCGTCGCGCTCGATCAGCAAGGCCTGCTTGGTCGTCTGGATGGCGATGGCCATGATCTCGCCCTTGGCCTGCGCCAGCGCTTCTTCAAACTCCTTGGCCGTGTATAGGGTCTGGCCTGCGCCCTGCCCCAACAAAAACCGCTTTTGGAAATCACTCAATTCAACCTTGCTCACATCACTCTCCTTACTTCAGCGCAGACAAAACCGCCTGCTGTTTTCACCAACGCACCACCAGCCTTTTCGCATTTATCTGCCTTGTCTTGATAAAAAGTTACCGCGACAACCAAAACCACAAGGCCTAACGCAACAAGTGCGGCGACAAAAAGTTTTTCACCCAAGTTCATTTCCACTCTCCTTCATTTCCTCTGTTTCCAAGAGACCACTGTTTTCGAACATCTTCTTCAAGCCGTGACCCCGGATGAAGGTCATTCCAGCCTTTGTGATGTCGACCAGTGTGGTCAACGTAACCTCTGAGCCATCGGTGTGCGCCATCACGATCTTCAATGCGCTTTCGGATGACCCATCTAACGAGACAACGGTGACGATGTTCGTCGCCGCCTTCTCCTTCTCTGCCTCCATCAACATTCAAAATCTCCCTCCATCATCAAATGCCATGGGCATGGCGTTGACCATCTCCGTGAACTGCTGGCTCTCGCGGTCGTACCACAAAGAGAACCAGTCCTCGGCCTCACCGTTGCGTTGCTTCTCGCACATCAGCATCGCGTCTGGATCTTTGTCGTCAGGCGTACCGCCAGCCTGCACCTTGTGCTCCTTCTTTTTGTTGCGCCACATCAGCAAGACGTTGTCGACCTGATCGGCAATCGCGCCAGTGCCCTTGATGTCGTTCTTGTTGGGTTGCATCTCTTCGTTTTGCAACTTACGGATGTGGTGGATCAGGTGGATGTGGATGTTGTGATCACGCGCCACTGCCGTCAGTTCGTCGACGAAATACTTCTGCGCGTTGTAGTCATCCTCACCGGCCACGCACTTCATGAGCGAGTCGATGAACACATGCTTGATGCCCAACTCCATCGCGCAGTACCGCGTCATGGCGATCACCTGCTGACTCGAGGTGGTGCCCTGCTGGTCGTACAGGTACAGGCGACCGTCGCAGAAGCGGCGGAAGCGGTCGAGCAGGTTGCCGATGTACTTGGCCTTGTCGGTGAACTTCGGGAAGTCGATGTTCTCGCCAGCGAACTGACGAAGCATGCGGTACAGGGTGCGCTTAGGCTTCATCTCAAAGGAGGCGATGCAGATCGACTGCCTCTGCTTGATCAGTCCCAGCGCGATCTGGCCGGTGATCATGGACTTGCCGCCCCCGTTGGAGCCTGCATACAGGGTGACCTCGCCCGGGCGGAACCGGAAGGAGTTCTGTGTCTTCGGCCATGGCATGCAGACCGAGTCGTCCTTCTTGACCGGCTGGCCAAGCTCCGACTGCATCTCGTCAAGCCACGTTGCGGCCTCATGCACCTTGTGGGTGACATCGTTGGCCTTCAGGTACTTCTCGGTGTTGATCTCTTCGGCCTTGAGCAGGCGGATGCGGCGGGCCTCATCCAGCGCTCTGGCGCGTTGTTCGATCATGGTGGTGTCAGTTGACATTTGCATACCTCATCGCTTCTTCAATTCGCTCACAAGCCACTTTCATTCGCTCTCTGTCGCTCTCGCTGATCTTCTTGCCCTGAGACATGTCGAAGGCCACGATCTGCACCACAAGCGCCTCGAAGGCGATGATCCGCATGAGGTCGCTGGCGTAGAACGCTGGCTTCATGCTGGGCTTGCCGGTGACAGGGTAGTCCTTGCGCTTCTCGTCAGGCGGGAACAGGTCGGTCATGTCGAGACCCACAGCACCCAGCACGTTGGCTGTCTCGCACCCGGCAAAGCAATGCACGAGGATGCGGCCATCGTCGGCCTCACGCACGGCCAGTGAGGGGCCTTTGTCTTGGTGCGCAGGACAGCGGGCAGTCCATGAGCCATTTCGGCCCTTGACCTTCTCCAAACGCTGAAGCAGGTTCTCGACCGGAGTCATAAATGCCTCGCCAAGGGGTCAAATCGGGGCTTGGCGGCGTTTTTTTGGGCTGGGTGAGGGGTCATATGACCCTCCGGCCAGAAAACGCCTCAGCGGCCCCGTTTTCATCTTCCCAACGACGTTGGTTGATGTAGGTCATCGGTGCGGGTTCGAAGCCGCCAAGCCACTGCTCGGAGGCCTTCAAGGCTTTGACGTTGGCGATGATCGTGTCGGCCACATCGTCGAGGTTGTGCTTCTCCCACTTCGCGAGCACAGCGGCACGACCGACCTTGCGCTTTGACGTTGGCCATGTCGACCAGAACTCATCGAATCGCGATGTTGTCGACGCAGTCGACGTATTGGTATTTATATTCTTATTCTTATTCTTCTTAGGGTTTGCTTTCGGTTCCGATTCGGTTTCCGGTTCGGTTTTCTTCGGCCTGCCGCCTCGCTTTCCGAGGGATCGATTGTTCTCGACTTGTTTGTTGTAACGCATGATTTCAGCATCACAACGAGCATTACGATAGCCTTCTGAGGTGTGTTCGAAAAACTCCCCCAAAACCGATTCGGTTATGTCCAGATCGAGGCGAATTTTTCTGGAAACCGATTGGGTATCGAGTGGGATTGGCTTCTCGCTCATGTAGTACAGATCGAGCAGACGGCGGTATGCTAGATCCTCCGCATCTGACAGGTGCGTGGTGTGTGTGATGTAGTCGCCGAGGTGAAACTTGTACCAGATCATTTCAACGCTCCGAACAGATCTGGCCGCAACTCTTCGCGTGTGACCTTGCCGTTTGTGATCTGGTGAATCATCACCGCGAGGCCTGCACTGGGCACCTCACGGCCACTGATGATCTGCGCCATCCATGTCTTCGAGATGCCCAGCTTCTTGGCCATCTCCAGCTTCGCGCCTCGAGGGCGCGTCTCAAAATACTCCTTCAATGTCATGTAGACCTCCTGTAGTTGGTTTATGTGGATCTTACACTAAAAAAGAAACCGTGCAAGTGGTGTTGTATGTTGGGATTAAACATGCTACAGTCCACGACGTGTTCAACAGCGAAGGAGAGCGAAGTGCAAGACCAAGCGTTTCATCAACTGATGCTTGAGCGCGAAGAGCGACTGGAGGAGGCCCTCACGAGAGCCGAGTCTGGTCAAGCAACGGCTGACGATTGGACTGTCATTCGATACGAGTGCGGTCTACCTCGGAAGTCAACACCCGTAAACACAAGGAGCGAATGATGGGTTTGGTAGCGAAAGACAGCGGCGAGGGAAGTTTCACCCCCGTCCCCCCGGGTATGCATCTGGCACGGTGCTATCGCATCGTGGATCTGGGCACTCAAAAGACTGAGTGGCAAGGGCAGGTGAAGTACCTCCAGAAGGTCATGATCCAGTTCGAGGTTCATGGCGAAGACGACAACGGCAAGTCACTGGTCACCAACAAGGGTGAACCGATGTCGATCTCGAAAAACTACACCCTCTCTCTCGCAGAGAAGGCAACCCTCCGCAAGGACTTGCAGGCATGGCGCGGTCGTGATTTCACTGCCGACGAACTGCGTGGCTTCGAATTGAAAAACATTCTGGGCGCGTGGGCCATGATTTCTGTGGCCAAGTCGGTTGGCAACAACGGCAAGGAGTACACCAACATCATGTCGGTGAACCCTGTACCCGCCGCGATCAAGAAGGCAGGACTGCCCGAGGGCTTCAACAAGCTCGGCATGTTCTCCATCGAGGAACCCGACATGGAGTTGTTCGAGACCTTCAGCAACGGCCTGAAGGACAAGATCAAGGCCTCGCCGGAGTGGCAAGCTCGCGAAGGCAACGAGTACGCCCGCAACGAGTCGGCCAGTGGCCAAGCCCGCCAGAGCACTGGCAGTGGCTTCGACGACATGGACGACGACATCCCCTTCTGACCTAGGAGCATTCAATGACTGCACGTTCTTTCAACGACACCATCGTGGCCCTGCGCTACGGTACCCTGCACGACGACCTGACCACCGAGTTGAACAAGCTCGTGGCTACCGTCTCCAACACCATGAAGGGCGGCGAACTGACCCTCAAGCTCAAGCTCAAACCGGGCAAGGGTGGACAGATCGAGATCGTGGACGACATCGTCGTCAAGGCCCCCAAAGAGGAGAAGGGCACCTCGATCATGTTCGCGACACCCGAGGGCAACCTCACCCGCGAAGACCCCCGCCAATTGCAGATCGAAGGTCTGCGCTCGGTGGACATGGAAACCGGTGAACTCAAGAAGGTGGGCTGATCATGGCGTACGACGACGACAACCTGCCCATCGGTGACACCGAGGCCGCGCTGGTGGCTGGCCAAAACCTTGGCGATGCCAAGATCATCAATGGCCACCCCTACGCCATCGTGCCGGAAGGCTCCAAGCTGGTCGACATCGAGGACATGCTGGACAGGCCCCTGCGTCGCAAGGGCAACACCAGCCTGCGCGATCCTGAGTCGTTCTGCCGCTTCATCCTGCAAGAGGTGACCGACCAGACCCGCATCTACGGCAACCTCAAGGAAGGCCGCTTCCGGGCGGTTTTCAACGACCACCGTGGGGTAGAAGGCCCCGTGGCTGGATGGCGCGACTACACGGCCACCTACACCTGCCCAACGTCCACCGAATGGCAGACATGGAAGGGCAAGAGCGGCCAGCAAATGAATCAGGTGAATTTCGCCCAGTTCATCGAGGACAACCTGCCCGACATCGCCCAGCCGCCTGCGGCTGAGATGCTGGAAGTGTCCCGCACCCTCGAGGCCAAGAAGAAGGTCAACTTCGCGCAAGGCATCCGCCTGTCGAATGGCCAGAACGAACTGACCTACGAAGAGCAGATCGAGGGCACCGCTGGCAAGGGCAAGTTCAAGATCCCCGAGGAGTTCACCATCGGCATCCCCGTGCTTGAAGGTGGCCTGCGCTATGCGGTTCAGTGCCGCCTGCGCTACCGCATCGGTGATGGTGGCAACCTGACCATGTGGTACGAGATCATCCGCGCCCACAAGATCTTGGAAGACGCGATCACCGAGGTGTGGAAGAACATCGAGGATCAGACCGGCAAGAAAATTTTTAATGGAGACCCAGCATGAGCGACCAACAAATTGAACAAGAAATCCAAGCCAAAGGATTGACAGCGCCCCGCGTAACCCCTAACGACATTGACGAAAACATTGTTCAAGAAAATTACTTCACAGCATGGGATGGCGCGGCTGGCACTCAAGGACACAGACCCGATCCAGCGCTGAAGCTCTTGACTTTTTGTGTTTTAGTCCTTCGCAATGGATTCACTGTCACCGGTGAATCTGCCTGCGCCAGCCCAGAGAACTTTGACGCTGAGATTGGACGAAAGATTGCCCGGGCAAATGCTGTTCAAAAGATCTGGCCCCTGATGGGTTACGCCCTGCGCCAACAACTGAGCGAGGCATCAAAATGAACCGTTACATCGGAGTCAAAGAGATCAACGCGACGCCCATGAGCCGCGCCGCCTACAACCTTTTCCGTGGCTGGGAACTGCCCAAAGACGAAAACGGTGAAGACGAGGGCTACCTTGTCGAGTACATCGACGGCGGTCAGGCCAACACAGCCACCTACAAGGGGTATGTGTCGTGGTCGCCCAAGGATGTGTTCGAGCGGGCCTACAAGCCCTGCGACGGCATGACCTTTGGTATGGCTTTGGAAGCGCTCAAAAAGGGCCACAAAGTGGCTCGCAAGGGCTGGAACGGCAAGGGCATGTGGCTGTCCCTCTCAGGGCCTCTGGAGGGTCGCGTGATCAATGCAGACGACTTCTGGTCAGAAAACAACCGCCAGTGGGCACGTCAGTTCGGTGGCGCAATGGTTCTGCCAGCCATCACGATGAAGACCGTCAACGCTCATGGCCGCGAGGCAATTCTCATGGGTTGGTTGGCCTCTCAAACCGACATGCTGTCGGACGACTGGGAACTCGTAGCATGAGCCGCGTAGCCAAGATCATCATCGGTGGCTTGGCAATCCTGCCCATCTGGCTCGGCCTGTGGGCAGGCTCTTTCCTTGTCATCATCAAACTGTGGGAGGCCTTGTAATGGACAGCCTTGGAGGACTTTTAATCGTGGCATGGGTAGGCCTTGCATGGCTCACTCATGTGATCACCTGCATCAGCGCGGGCAAGTGGGTTTTTCTGCTCGCTGGCGCGATCTTTTTCCCCATCGGTTGCGTACACGGCACCGGTGTGTGGTTTGGGGCATTCTGATGAAGTGCTTTGTGCTGGTGCTCAACGACATGCGGATGTCGAACGTCGAGAACAAGATGATCGCCTGCCGCGCTGATACCCGCGAAGACCTCGAGAAACTGCTCGAGGCTGAGTATGTGCCCGGTGGCTGGAGAGACGGCCAGTGGGGCAAGACCTTCAAGCAAGGCGGCATGCTCGAGTGGTACAACCCGCCCAACGACTTCTTCGGTCAGGGCATCTATCCCGTCGACACCGACGAGATGATCAAGAAAGAAACCGAGTCGATTCTGACTTGGTGGCAACACGAAATCGAACCGCTTCCAAAGGTGACCCCATGACCATCACAGCAAAAGAACCACGCGCCAGCGAGAGCAATCACTGGTACACCCGCGACGGCGCTCCCATGTACACCGTGGAAGCCGCCAAGGGTGGCCAGCGAGCCACGACCCTGCGCGATGCCCGCAAGCTCAGTCTGGTGCCTAGCGTCACCACCGTGCTCAATGTCGCGGCCAAGCCTGCGCTCACCCAGTGGCTTCAAAAGCAAGTCCTGCTGGCCGCGCTGACCCTGCCTCGCATTCCTCAGGAGAGCGAGGACGAGTACATTGCCCGCATCATCGACGACTCCAAGGAGCAGGGACGAGCCGCCGCTGATGCCGGTACCGACATCCACGCATCGATCCAAGGCTTCTACGAGGGCGAGGCAGTCACCCGTCACCATGAGCACGTCGTTGGCTGTACCAAGGCCATCACGGACGCCTTCGGCCTGCATGGATGGATCGCAGAACGGTCGTTTGCCCACGAGATGGGCTTCGGCGGAAAATGCGACCTGCATTCACCCCAAGGGGTCGTGATCGACGTGAAGACGAAGGAGTTCACCGATCCCAAAAAAGTGGATGGGTACGACGAACACCTCATGCAACTCGCGGCTTACCGCGTCGGTCTGGGCATGCCTCAGGCCCGTTGCGCGAACGTGTTCGTTTCCCGTAGTGTCCCCGGACTCACTGTTGTGAAAGAGTGGTCTGCGGACGATTTGAACCGAGGCTGGGAGATGTTCTGTGCCCTGCTATCATATTGGCGTCTGAAAAATTCATACGAGCCTTAATCATGCCAGCCACACGATATTTTGATTTGACCGGAAAAAGATTTGGAAAACTTGTTGTCGAGCATCGACTGCAAGAAACAAAAAACGGTGCCGTTGTTTGGTCTTGTATATGTGACTGCGGAAACAAATCAAAAGTCATCACAACAAATTTAAAGAACGGAACAACAAATTCGTGTGGCTGTATCAGAAAAATCAAATCCTCATTGATATTTAAAACCCACGGGCTGACAAATTCAAAAACCTATAGGGTTTGGTCTGGAATGAAAACAAGATGTTTAAATAAAAAATCAACCAATTACTCTTCTTACGGAGGAAGGGGGATAACTATTTGTGAGCGATGGAACTCATTCACAAATTTTCTTGAAGACATGGGCGAGCGCCCAGAAGGAATGACCTTAGACAGGATAGATGTAAACGGAAACTATGAGCCATCAAATTGCAGATGGGCATCAAAAGAACAACAGGCTCAAAACAAAAGAAAATTGAAAATGGTGAATGCGGATTCCTTTTTGAAATTTTTGAAAACACAGCCGTATTTAACAGAGCTTCAAGTAAAACAAATTGTCGACAACTTTTTTAACCAACACCAATGAAACCAATCAACGCATACCAAACCAGCGACGGCACTCTCTTCGCCAAGAAAGAGCATGCCGAGAAGCACGAGCTTTTTCTGAAAAAACAAGACGTGGTCGAGGAGTTCCTCGATAGCGAGCACAACCCCTACACGGGCAGTGCGCAGAAATCCATCGCACGTCAAACGATCATCAACTGGGAACTGTGGAAAGCCAAAAATGACAAAAACCTTCCTGAATGAAGAACTGGTCAAGCAGATCTTTTTCTACAGCGACGACAAACGCCCCGACGCGATCATCGCCGACGAGGTGGACATCGTTCAGTTTGCGGAAAAGCTCGAAGCCTACCTGCGCCCTCGCATCGCGTTCGAGGAGCACCAGCGCTGTGTGGGGATCGTGCGTGACATGAACCCTGCGGTTGCCGACGCTCTCAACAACCAGCGTCCATAAAAAAACCTCCCCCGGTTAGGGGGGAGGTGAAACTACCGCTATCAACTGGCAACTGCGCGGTAATTCAGGTGGGAGACACACCTGAATCTTTAGGGGGCGGGATTGGCCTCGCGAGCCTTTGCATCCCGCTCCATTTTCATGTCCCTCAGCATCTGGAGGGTGGGTGCCCCCAGCGACAGGCCGATGCCAATCGGTGCCGTGGGAGGGAAGAACGACATGCCGGTACCCAGCACACTCAATCCACTCAAGCCCATGCGCGTGTAGTCACGCTGGCTCTCGGGCAGGTCTGCCTGTTGCTTGATGTCTGCGGCCTCGCCTGCGGCACCAGCGATGGCCAGAGGCGGGAACACTGCGCGACCGAAGCGGCTGAAAGCCTGCGCCGGACGGGACTGCATCATGCCCTCGTACAGCAGGCTCACGCGCTCGAGCGGTGTCGGAGGTTTCGGCGTCGTCGGGATCGGCTGGCGCGGAGGCAACGCCCGCAACTCGCCGGTGGCCGGATCGGTGGTGTAGGTCGCCCGAGGGCCACCGCCAACGCTCGGCTCAGGGGTCATTAGACCGCCGAAGCGCTGGTTCTCAGTGAACCGGTCGCCCGGGAACATCTGGCCCAGCTTCTGCAAGGCCTCGCGGCGCTGGGTGGTCAGGTCATGCACACCACCGGCCTGCTTGGTCATGTCCAGTGCGCGGCCAGCCTCGATGTCGGTCAGACCGAACTCTTTGCCATAGTTGAAAACTCCACTGCCACCCATGGGAGGGCCACCAGCAGGACGCCCGCCAAGGGCCGTCAGGGGGCCTCCTTGTGGTTGCCCTTGGGTAGGCAGGCGAATGACGCTCTGGGGCGGGCCTGAGGGCGCTGGTGCGCCTCCAAGACCACCGGGCTGGGTGCGCTGGAGGATGTTCTGCGCCCGGGCTTTGCCCAGTTCGCGACGCACAGCTATGTCCTCGACGAGGTTGCCAGCACCGCGCTTGAGGGTGGGGGCCGCGCCGACAGCCGCGCCGGTGGCCTGATAGATCAGCTTCTCGCGGGGATCCTGCGGGCCGATCTTGGCCTCCTCGGGCGGCGGCGGGGGCACATCCTCGAGGTTTGGGGTGTCGGTGTCCTCAGGTTGCGGCGGACGGCCAGCCTCTTCGGGGTTCACCTCGACGGAGGTCTTGAAGGCCCCGTACGAGTCCAGATCCTTGAGGTACTTCTTCGTGATCGGGTTAAGTTCACCGGTCTTGAAGAACTCGGAGTCGATGCCTGCGTTGTAGCCTGCGGCGGCGAGCTTGTTGATCGTGGTCGACTTCATCTCGCTGGATGCGGGATCAGACTTCACGCGGTCGAGCGACATCTTCAGGTACTTCAGGCCCGCATCGATGTTCTTGTCGGGGTCTTGCAGATCCTTCTCGCTGAAGCCCAGCGTCTCACCGGTCTTGGGCATCACCTGCATGATGCCGTATTCACCGGAAGATCCCCGCTCGACATTGGGGTTCAGACCACTCTCACGAAACGCGATACCGACCGCAAGCTCAGGGGGGATGCCCATATCCCGGGCTTTCTTGGCGATCAGATCCGCATACTCTTTTTGCTCTGGTGTGAGCTTGTCCATGAAGTTCAAACCGGCCATGGCTTACTCCAGATTCTCGACGGCGGCACCTGCTTTGGACAGGTCGCGGCCTTTGCTTCGGGGTGCTGGCTGGGGCGCACCGGGCAGACGTTTGTTGCCCGAAGTGATCTCCAGCAAGCGCTTGTCGTACTGCTCGACCTCGTTCTGGTACCAGTCAGAGTTCTTGAACTCGTTGACGTTCAAGTCACCCTTTGCGGCCTTCTTCATCTCGTCATACTTGCGAGCGATGCGACGGTCGAGTTGTGCCCGCAACGTCAGCATGTCGGCCTTCATGCGAATCGACTGTGGCGTGTCTTCGGCGTTGATGCCTGAGCGCTGGAACAGGCCCTGCTCGTAGTTGGAGATCGAGCCTTTGGCGTACTGCGACATCTTCAACTGCATCTGCGTCATCAGCATCGCGGCCACTTGGAACTTGGCGATGTCTGCATCCTTCAGGCCAGCGTTGCGGAGCACGTTCTGCACTTCAGGAATGCCAACGGTGTACCCGGGCACACCGATACCGGTCTCGACCAGCTTGGCGATGCCGGAAGACACCTTGTTGTTCTGCAAGATACCGAACATGTCCTTGGCCTTCGGATCGTCCGAGAACTGGCGGAACATGTTTGCGGTGGACAGCGTGTCGCGAGCCATATCGCCACCTTCGACGATGGACTTGCGACGCGATGCCTCTTGCTCGGTCTCGCTCTTCTCGAGGATGCCGCGACGAGCCTCTTGTGCCTTGATGTCCTCTTCGGACTGCAAAACGGGCTGTTGGCCAGCCTTGGTGGGCTTGCCGTCGGGGCCGACCTCGCCGGGGCGCGGAGGCGCATTTTGGAGGCGACGCACGATCTCGTGGTACTTCGGATCGTTGGTCGACTGGTACAGATCCAGCAGGGCCGAATCCTTGGGCGACATCTTGAACGTGCCGGGGTAGCCCGGAATCTGACGCTCGACTCGTTCGCCCTTGGGGAACTGGTAGAACACGCCAGTGGTCAGGTCAACGATACCGCCCTCTTTGGTCTCAAAGCGCTTGCGGTCAAGCTCGTTGGCTTCCTTGATCAGGTCGGGCAGGCTCTTGTTCTTGTCGTAGCGCGACATCTCGATGTACTGGCGACCCGTCATCATGTCGGGGTTACCCGGCATCACCTGTACACCCTCGACGCCTTCGAAGCCCTTGGGTGTCGCGCCAGACATCTGGGAAGCGGCGCGAGACGGCAAACCACCCCCAGCGGGGGCGGCAGACGGCTCACCAGAGGCCGCAGGAGCGCCCGGAAGGCCTCCGCCTGTGGGTTGGGCTGGACGACCGGTCGAAAGCGCCGTGGTGGGCGCGGTAGAGGTCGACAGGCCACCTCGTGGCGGCTCAGGCTCACCCAGATACCGGCCAATGGCTCGATCACGGCCCTTCAAGCGCTCAAGCTCGAGGCCTTGGCCAGCCACCGCCAACTGCTGGGCGGCAAGCTCCTGTTCTTCCTTGGCCCGGGCGGTCTCAGCCGCGCCGACCTTGCCAGCCACGCGGCCTAGGGCCTCACCAAACGAGCCGGTGCTCGTCGGGCCGAGAAAGCCTTCCGCCGCCGCCAGCAGGACGGGGTCAAACAAACGGTTTTTGCGGGCATCCAGAGACTGCGTGAGCTTGTTCAGCGCCTCTTGATACCGGCGGTTTGCCTCCATTGCATCCGGGTCATTGCCGGGGAGGTATCCGACGCCGACGTTGGTGTCTTTGGCCATGGTTATTCGCCCTCACCGCCTGTGATCGGCACATAGTTGCCGCTGGCGTCGTAGTAACTGCCCGTGGCTGTGTCGTAGTAGACCGGCGTACCGGCGGCATTCTGGCCAGCGAACTCGGATGCATCGACCGAGAAGTCGGAGCCGAAGCCCTTCTTCAGCATGTCGAGGATGCCTCCGCCGAACTGGCCAACTTTGCTCAGGCCGGTACCGCCTGCGGCACTGCCGATGAGCGACAACACGCCCATGACGTTTTCCAGATCCGATTTCGCGTAGTAATCGCGGCCACGCGGGCCGACGAACTGCTCGGTCTGGGTCGTGGGGATGGTGAAACCGCGCAAAAGCGCCTGTGCGCCCGTGGCGGTCTTCAGCGGCGCATCGAGCAGGCTCTGTTGGTAGGCTTGTTGCTCGGCACCGGCCTTGGTCAAAGCACCGGCCCCGGTCAACCCCAACTCCTGCTCGCTCTTGGCCAGCAGGTTCTGGGTCTTCGCGGCTTCGTTGGCCAACTGGGCTTCGTCCAGTGCGGCCTTCAGTGATTCGCTGTACCCCTTGGACAGGGCACCGTACTGCTGGCCAGTCAGGTTGGCCTGAGTGTCAGCGAGGGCTTGGCCAAGCGCACCAGCGTAGCGCTGGCCACCCAGACCACCAGTGCCCACAAAACCGGCCTTGAGGGTCGGCAGGACGTTGCGCTGGAGGTTTTGCTGAGACAGGCGGGCCATCTCGTCAACCACCTGCGAGGTGTACGGGTTCATCAGGGCGTTGATGCGCTCAGGCGTGATGCCTGCGGCGGCTTTTGCGGCAGTCTGGCCAGCGGCCTCAAGACCGGGCTTGTACGAGCCTGCAACGTCTCCGACCATTTGGTAGCCGGTCAACTGCTGAGGGGTCAGGCCAGCGACCATCTCGGTCGGGGAGCGCCCCATGGCAGTCTGTCCCGCTTGCGAAAGCTGGGACAGGTACTGCGTATAGTAATCCGGTGCGGTATCAGACCGAGTGGTGGTCTGAGTGATGTCCGGCAGTGGTGAGCCTTGTGTGATTGCCATGTTTATCCCCTAGCCTTTCGTTTCGTGTCCTTCAAATAGTCCAAAGGCGACTTCTTCGCAGGAGGCGGCAGATCCTTTGGCTTGGCCGACCGGTGATACGCCCGAACCGAGTGCATCATGTCGTAGAGTTTATCGCTTCCGGCCTTTGTTGAGCCATTTCCGAGAGCCGCAACCACGTCAGCCGGGATCACAAACTCACCATCGGCCAGCATCGCCGGGATGTCATCGGACTGGCCATCGCCCGGGCCGGTAACAGCATCACCACGTCGGAAGTCAACGCGAGCCTTGCCAGAGTGGTGAACGACGTTCAAACCACCACCGGCATACTTGCCGTAACGGGTGCCTGTCATCGAGCCGCCGGTGGCCATCAAGGGTGCGGCCATCAGACCACCAGCCTTGGCACCCAGCGTGTCCTTCTGGAACAGCGACTCATTGACCGAATCGGGGTTCAAGATCTGATCGATGTCGTTGGCTTGGCCGTAGTTGTAGTAGCCATCTTGCTGGGCTTGCTGACCCTGAGGGCGCTCGAGTCGGTCGGTTACTTCGGTGATGGGCACTTGCTTTCCTTGCTGGCCCTGATCGGGCACAAATGAGCCTTGGCGAGCCGTCTTGAGGAACTTCTCAAGCGGGCCTTCAAACTTCTCGCCCTCACCAGTTGTCTGGAACGGCTTCTTGAACTTGGCGGGGTCTTGATCGGTCGAACCTTCTGCGGCGGTCGCAACCAAAGCGGTGGCGGCGGCAAGGCCTTTTTCCTTCGCGGCCTTCTCGGCGGCGGCTTTCTGGGCAACGCGACGACCAGCCTGCTCGCGCTCCTGTTCGGTTTGGATGTCAGTGATCGAAGAGCCAAGCTCCTTGAGTGCCAGATCGGTGGCCTCTTGGTAGGTCTTGCCCTGTTGCACCAGTTCGTCCACGCGGGTGTTGAACTGGGTGCTCATCTCGGTCTGAGCCTGCGTCACCGCATCGAACTTCGTCTCCACGTCGGTACCCAGATCGCTGATCTGAGTTTCCAGCTTGGTCGACACATCGTTGATGGCTGTGTTGATGTCCTCACCCATCTGTACACGGGCTTGAACCTCCGCTTTTTGCGCAGAAGTCAGGGCGTCAAACTTTGAGCCAACATCAGCGGAAATATCGGCAAGACCAGTCTTCAGTTCGCCAGATAGAGTCGTTGAAACATTGTTGATGGCAGTGTTCAGATCCTCACCCATCTTGGTGCGGTTCTGAACTTCTGCTTTCTGAGCGTCAGACATTGCATCGAACTTGGTTTGCATGTCGGTGCCCAAGTCGCCAATTTTTGCCTCAAGACCGGTATTGATGTTGCTGATGGTTACGCCAATATCAGACAGCGCCTGAGCAGTGGCTTCAGACTGGGTCTTGCCGGATGCAACCAATTCATCGATCTTGGTTTCAAGGCCAGTCTGAAGGTCTGTGAGGGCCTTGGTGTTGCCCTTGTTTGCTTCAGCCAGTGCGGTGGCCAGCGCGGTATTGGTCGACGTGAGGCTGGTGTCGATGAGGTTCTGCACCTGATCGGTTGTCAACCCCGAAGTCTTCAGGTCAGCGATGGCCTGATTGATTGCCGTGAACGAATCCGTGTTGCCCTGTTGAGCGGATGACACCGCCTTGTTCAGGTCTGCAAGGGCATCCGCCACGGCATTGAGATCTGCTGTGACTGCCACGTTATCACCTCCAGTTGTCGTTGATGTGTTGACGGATGTGACCGGTGTCCCCGTCTTGTCGAAGACCACCACCTTGCCGTCTGAATATGTGACCGACGTATTGCCGTTGGCCAGCGTCTGAGTTGACGTGATCGTTGGGTTTGTCGAGCCAGTTGTCGTCGTCGATCCTGTTGTCGTCGATCCGGTCGTTGTGGTTGTTGAGCCTGACCCGCCACCCACGTTTGTGCTGTCGCCAGCGGTATTGGTACCACCAGCAGGGGTTACGACTGTGGTGAGATCGGCTGGTTTACTGATTTCAACTGGTGGCGCTGTCACAGTCTGTCCAGTCGGCGACGAAACCGTGGCTGTGGGCATGAAGGCTTTGGTGTAGCTCAAGGCGTTTTGTGCCTCGATGCCAGCGTTCTGAAGCACACTGCTGACGTTCTGGGCCACGGTGTTGATGTCGCCGCCAGTGTTGATGGCCTGAAGCACCAGCGGGCTGACTTGAGCGATCTTGCTCGAGTCCAGCCCAGTGTCTTTCAGGAAGCTGTTGACCGTCACCTCAGCGGTGGCATCCACCATGGCATTCGAGATCGCCTGCGCGGTCTGCTCTGTGTAGCCGTAGCGATCCATGAGGTAGTTGGCTACCGTCTCGCGGTCTTGCTTGAGCGTGGTGCCGCCGTCGTAGACCGATTCAGCGATGCCATTGCGGATCAGGTCGATTTCACCTTGAGACATGCCGACGTTGGCCAAGCGCTGGCTGATGTTGCTCAGGGATGCGTCAGCGCCAGCGATGATGGTCGAGTGACCACCACCATAGATGGCCTCGAGCATACCGGTGGACACGATGTCCTTCCAGTTCAGATCGGCGTTGGGGTCGATGATCTTCTGTGTCGCGGCCTCGATGGCACCAGCCTCCAAACCCTCGGAGCCTGTCTCTTTCAAACCGGTCTTGATGGCGGTCTTGTAAGCAGACTCAACCGCCTGACCAGAGCCGGTGTCTCTCAAAACCTGCTTTGTCAGGGCGTTGCCGCCCGGAATGTTCAAGATGGCACCGGTAATGCCACCAGCGGTCAAAAACGCCTTGTTGGCCTTGTCAGCGGCCTGCAAGTCGGCCTCTTCCTTGGTCATCACGCCGGTCTTGACGTAGTTGTCCAAGAGCTTGCGCTCGCGGTCGTAGGCCTCGTTGTAGGACGCGCCAGCGGACTCGGCCACGTTGAGCACCATGTCGACCCCAACGCCGAGCTTGGCGGCGATTGCTGGGGCCGCTTGAAGCACCTTGGCGGCGTATTTCGCGCCCATACCCGTACCCATGGTGCCCAAGGTCTGGATGATCTCCGAGGTGATGTTGAAGCCCGTCATGAGGGGCTTGTCGATCACCGAACTTGCGACGTACTTGACAGTGTCTTGAATGCCCTTGACCTTGGACAAGCCATCCCAGAATGCCTGAGACTCAGCCTTGACCTCAGCGGGCTTGATGCTCTCTGCGTAATCCTTCAACTGCGCTACCTTGCGCGATGTTTCGCCATTGCGATCCATCAAACCGAGGAACTTGGCCGCGCCAGCAAAAGCATCAGTCAATTGAGCGCCAGCATCGACGAAAAGAGCCTTGGCCACATTCATTGCGGTGGTCTCTGGGGCTTTGATCACAGATCCGGAAATCACATTGCCGTACTGATCGAACTTTCGAGTGTCAATCACCACATCGCCGGTCTTGTTGTCGATGAAGATGTTTTCGGCATTGGCGGGTCGACCGGTGGCAGAGCCACGGCCTGCGCCAGCCTCACCGTAAGCGGGCATCATGTCGATGCGAGCCTGAGCGGCGGCGGCTTCGCGTCCAACTCGATCAGCTTTTTCTTCTCTGCTTTCGGCAATATGGTTTTCCATTTGCCCGGTTTTTTCATTAAACCATTGGAATTTCGTACCCGGGCCACCCAGTGCGCGAGCGGCGGCATATGCTCTGCCGTAGGAAATTTTTTCCTGCTGTGATGCATCTGGGAAAATGTAATCAGCAGGCAGATCTAGACCATTGATAGCCGCGTCTTGAGCGGCTTGAATTACGTTGTCAGCATCTTTGATGCGATTGACTTCATCTTGTGTGGGGTTGCGCAAGGTGATGGCGCGGAACTCGTCCTCGATGCGGTCAATCGCAATGTCTTGCAGGCGCTGTGTATCGACCTTTCCGAAATCCTTACCGACAAATTCCTTGGCCTGCTCGTCTGTCAGGTCGTAGCCATAGTCGCGCTTGAACAACTGCTTGATGTCGCTGTTGGACATCAGGCGCCCAGCAGACGAGTCGTACATCACGTTGTTGCCGGAGTTGTCGGTAAAGTTGAGATCCTTTTGATCGATGCCGCCAGCGTTGGTAAACAACTGCTGACCATCTTGAAAAAACTTGCCGTCCTTGAGCGTCATATTGTTTGACAGCGTGTACGAGCCGTCATCATTGACACCGGTGACTTTGATTGCGCCCGTATTCAAGGCATCAATTGCAACATCTCTTGCCGAAATTTCGGCCACCATCTTGCTGTAATTTTCTGCGGCACGGTTGGCGACACCCTCTTTGCTTGAAAGGGTGTCGTAGGCCTTCTGATATGCATCAGAGGCGTCTTTGAGCCTCTGCGCGACATTGGAGCCGTTGGGCGTCTCGAGGTCTGTCTTCAGCGTTGCAAGATTGGTGGCCTTTGTTTCAATGGCCGTCTTCATCTCACCAACTTTGTCAATCACCGACTTGTTGGCTTCGTAGTAATCCTTGGCTTGAGTGCCATATTCGTTTGCTTTGGCGGTCGCGGCCTTGGCGAGGTCTACGTCTTTTTTTGCGGCCTGATAGAACGAGCCTTGTGTAGGGCCTGCCTGCCACCGATATGTTGGGTTGCCCTCACTGTCGCGAATTGATCCATCAGGAACGATGGCGTTGTAGTAGCCACTTTCCCAATCGTAGCGTTGCTCATATCGAGCGCCAACGAGCTTGGCGTAGTAGCCAGCGCTGTACTCGTCGCCACCAACCATCTGGTAGCCATCTTGACGCATCTTGGCGTCGTAGTTGTTGTAGGCCCACTTGTTGGCCTCGAAGTTCTCCATCGCGTTTTCGCGAATGTCGATCTGCTCTTGTTGCTTCGAACCCAGATCGTCGAGCTTCTCTTTGATGGGACTGAATGTCTCGTCGATGTACTTGTCGAAGTTCTTCACATCGGTATCGAGTGAAGATGCCTCGGTGTTGTACTTTGTGACCTTGGTGTCGAACTCCGCCTTGGCTTTGACGTAGTCATCCTGAGCCGTGATGGCCTTGTCTTTGGCACCAGTGAACTCGTCGTAGGCCTTCTGAGCCGTCTTGTAAAGCTCTGAAGAGCCGAGCTTCAAGGTGGCATACGCGATGTAATTGCCGACAGCCGCCGCAGGGTCACCCTTGCCGCTGGCCAGCGTGTTCAAAGCGGTGCTGGTCGCACCCTTCATCAGGTCGAGCGTGGTCTTGCTGAAGCCCCAGTTCGGGTCTTTGTTCAGCGAGTCAAAATAGCTGTCGGTGCTCGAGTAGATTAAGCCAGACGAAAAGCCCTTGGAGATGCCATCCATTACATCCTTGCCAGAGATGACGGCATTCACGCCGCCGATGATGGCGCTGTTCATGCTTGATGAAGCAACTTTTGCAATCGACACCGCTTGATCAGGCGTCAGATTAAAATTCTCCATCATGGAGTCTGTGAAGTCGCCAGCCCATTGGTTAGACGTGTAGTTCTTAATGTCTGCACCAATTTGCGTGTTAGACATAAACTCTGTCGACGCATAGGACACAGCCGCCGACTTTGCAATGTCGCCAAGGTCACCACCACGCGCCGCCGTGATCACAGCCGACGTGACGTACGGCGGGATACCGATCATCGAGCCGCCGATCTGCAACAGAGTCGGGAGTGGGTCGTCCAAAATTCCCTGAATCGTGTTTCCAATCGACTCGAGGCCATCACCCACGGCATCAAGCACGTCTTCCGCTAAATCGCCGACAGCCTCAAAAACGTCACCAATGACATCAAATGCGCTGGAGAAAAAGTCGCCGATGGCGTCAAAAAAACCGCTCATTTTTGACCCCGATCAGTGGTGATTGCGAAGGCACCGGTCTTCATGTCGAACTTGTGCTTGATGTTCAGGCCTTGACTGCGTCGTAAAGCCGCCTTCAGTGCTCGAACAACTGTTTCATTTGCATGCGCCAACAGCACATCAAAACCCATCTTGCGAGCCGCCATGAACAGGTCGACGAGGTTGTTGATGTAGTTGGGCGCAATGTCTGCGTTGTAACCCACCACAAAGCCAACGCGGCCCGGAAAGGCCGCAATGGTGAAGAGAGTGTTGCCCGAGCGGATTCTGATCAACCCGGGATTGCTGTATTGCTTGATCATCACTGAGTAAAGCATTCGCTCAGGAGACACTCCAACCTTCTTGGCCGCAGGCGCAAAGCGCTCGAGGTTCGCTTTGTCCTCGTGCGCGGCCACCGCAAAGATGTCTTGCGGCTTGAGCATGTGTTCCCGGCTGTCGACCGGGTAAACCTTGGGATTGTCTTTCTCGCTCATGCTGGCTCCGGGTTCACCGCAGACATCATTGCTGACGCCCAGTCGTACCAATTGTCAAATTCTTCGGGCCGTGGTGTACCCTCTCTGGAGAAGAAGCCGACGTTGAACAAGCCATCTCCCCACTCGCGCCAATCGGTGCGCTCGTCCGGGATCGCCAGTTGCTGTTCGGCATAGTTCTCCACCATGAGGCAGGCCCACGACACAAACGTGTGATACCGAGGATCGTAAACGAGGTTCTGAGCCATCAGTAGCCCCTCACGTCGCCCAGATCGCCGCTCAGGAGCAGTCGGCCTAACTGGTAGTTGCCACCAGCCTCATCAGAAACGCACTTGATCCGCAGTTCGCGGCGCTGTTCCTTCATGTCGATCTTGTTGGTCGTTGAGTCAAACTCGTAGGCCTGAGAGACCTGATCCTCGGACTGGGCGTATGGCCTGCCGGTGATGTACATCTTCATGGTGCCCGACAGGATGAAGTCAGGCTCCACGCGCTCGAGGCGCAACCACTTGTTGACACCTTCCATGGCGGGCTGTGACGGGCCACCGGAGACCCACCCAAGGTCATTGGTCTCAAAGTAGGACTCGATGGAGGCCACGTTCTGGCCATTGACCGCGTCGGTGCCGTACTCGTGCTGGTACACCAGAATCCGGTTGGGCGGCGTGGAGAAAGTCAGATCCGCCACACCAGTTCCGGTGGAGGCGTTGGACATCTCGATGGCTTGGGCATAGATGGCGGTGACCGGAATGGAGAAACCGGAGCCACCGCCACCGCCCAAGTCTGCATCGTCAGCACTGAGCACGTCGCCGACCTGATAACCGGCTCCACGGGCCGTGATCGTCACGGTGGCCACTGCACCCCCAACCACGGCGATTGTGGCCTCTGCGTTGGCCCCAGAGCCGCCCGTGAGGGGCACATTGTTGTAGACCCCATTGGTATAGCCAGACCCCGGCGTGATCGTGCCCAAGGTCTTGATGTTCGAACTGGTGATGGCGATCACCCGGGTGCCTGTCGGGATGTTGGAGCCGGAGATCACCTGACGCAGGGCGACCTGCGTGTTGTAGGTGTCGAGGTACAGGAACGGGCTTCCGCTCACTTCGTTGAAGCTGGCGGTGAAGATCACCTCGACCGGCAGGGTCTGCCAGTCTGCCTCGACGGGGTATGCAAACACCTGCGAGAAATACCCGGCAGAGCGGCGAGCGCCCAACGCCTGACCGGCGTCGTACCAAGTGTTCTCGCGCACGTTGTACACGATGGCGTCGTTGCACTCAGTCGAGTCACCACGGGGGTAGAACCACCAGATCTCGCCGAAGCGAGGCACCTTCGTCGCCCAAACCTTCTGCCGCTGGCTGTAGTTCAGGTTGTCGAAGAAGTAGTTCTGGTTCATGTCGTTCGGGATCTCCTTGACCGTGCCGTTGTACAGCAGGAAGCGATCTGTACCGCACCAGTAGAAGATGCCGTCGTACTCGATGGCCGACTGGCTCGACAGGATGGAGGTCTGCGACGAAATGATGTCGTAGCGCCAGTATTGGGGAGGGGTGCCAGTACCGCCGATGAAGGACACGCGCACAAGGCTGTCAAGGCTCCAGAACAGGCCAGAAGGCGAGTTTGAGCCACCCCTGACGGGTAGACCTTGGACGATCTTGCCGGTGGCCACGTTGGTCTCGTTGGCGTCCGCAGAGACCCAGTCGTTGGTGTTGCCCGATGAGCAGTTCTTGATCAGGCCGTCGTTGCCGTACACAAACAGGTACGGATGGAGCGATACCAAACCACCAGAGACCGACACGTTGTTGTTGAAGGTCGCAGTGACCGTGGCCGAGGCTGTGGCCGCGTTGGAGATCACCACGGTGGTGCTGGAGACCGACACCACGGTCGTGTTGACCGGAATGCCAGAGCCGGTGATGGTCTGGCCAGCGCCGATCAACGGGTTTGCCGCCGCCAGCGTGACGGTGGTCGACAGGTTGGTCGTGGTCACACTGGCGGTGAACACACCCACTTGACTCATGGTGGTGCCTGTGATGTCGCCAATCAGCACCGGGGTGTTGTTGTCGTTGTCGATGGCATCAAGGTTCAGGCCCGGGTGAGCCACGATGCTTTGAATGCCGGTGCCTCCAACGTCATAGAAGCCGTCGAACTGCCAGAGGTTGTTCTGACTCGGGGTGAAATTGTTCAGCGTGAAGTCAGCCACGCCAGCGCCCACGCCGTTCTCGTCAATCGTGAGCACCTGCATGCCATCAGAGTAGCCCGAAAAGATCGACGTGAAGGAGTTCTGGCTGTTGAGCCAAATGCCCCGAGAGGGGCCGAGAAGCTGATCAGAGATGACCCGGTACCCGCCCATCTTGCGAGGGCGTCCGCGCTGGAACCGAACCCAGCGGCCATCGCTGTAGAACTGCTTGTCGAAAACAGTGCCGTCGCGCTGGATGCCAGCCTTCGTGTCAAGTGCGAATACCTTGGCAGTCATCAGAACAAGCCCCCTTGAATGCCGTCGAGGAAGGTGCCGGTGCCGTCAATCGTCAGGCCGGTTGCAGTCAGGCCGAAGCGCTTGAGGCCCAGAATCGCGATGCCAAACTCACCAGAGCCGGGGCGATACACGCCGGTCGAGGTCTCAGAGGCGAAGTTCAGCGAGGGTGCGCCAGCGGTGCCGTCCACCAGAGACACGTTCACCGCGCCAGCGGCAATCGTGGAGGCGTTCAGCAGGTTGACCGAGTCGCACAGCAAGATCACCTGCTGGCCAGCAGGCACAGTGGCCGTGGCACCACCGGAAGCAGTGGTCGTGAAGGTGATCTGGTAGCCAGCGCCGGTGCCATCCGTTTGGTTGGTGATGTAGTAGACCTGAATGGTCTGTGGAAGCTCGACCGTGACGTTGCCCGTCAGAGTGCCGGTGTACTTCTGCACCGTGTTCGCGGCCTCAGACGAGGTCAGCGTGTAGGTGCCGGTCTCCACCGCCTTGGTCAACTGCGTGAAGTTGAACTGGGTGCTCTTGCCCAGACCCACGGTGTAGAAGGCCGCGCCGGAACAGCAGATCGTGCAGGAGTCAGCCGGTTGCAAGGCAATCGAGGCCGCGCCGTTGATGAACTCACCGCCGGGTGGAGAAACGGTCAGGGTACCGGTGCCGTTGTTGCGAACCAGAATGAACCAGTCATCACCCAGAGTGACCGATGAGGTCAGCGTCAGGGTGCCGGATCCGCCAGTCCAGACGTAGGCGCTGGCGCGATCAGAGGTCAGTGCGGTGTAGTTGGACGAGAAGGTGTGGACGCCATACGCGGCGTTCAGGGTGCTGGCCAAGGCCTTCAGACCGTACCCAGCAAGCACGGAAGCATCAGCGTTGCTGGTGCCCACGCCAAACGCGATCAGGCCCCATGTGCCCGCTGTGGTGGCGTTGGTGGTGATGTAGACGTACTTGCACTCGCCTGCGGCGATGGTGCTGATGGTGTTGCCGTCGTAGTCAGCCAGCGTGAAGGTGTTTGCGCCGGTGTTGCGCACCAGAGCGTCTTCACCGACCGAGGCCTGATTGGCCGGAGGCATCCGCAGGGTCAGACCTGCCGACGATGCCGTCACGTTCATGATCCGGGCGGAGTAGTTGTCGGTCGCGTTGCCGTTGATGGGCCACGACAGTGTGGTGTTGGCAGAAAGCGTGATCGCACGGAACGAAACGTCCGTGGGCTGGATCACGTTGCCGTCGAACGGTGAATTGAAGCTCATGAATCCCTCACAATTGCTTGACGGTCACCCACCCGAGCGATGTCCTCATCCTTCAACACACTCATGATCTGGGTGTACTGTTGTTGCCACATCGGGATGCGTTCGTCGTTCTTCAGGAACGGCATGGCCTGCAACAGGGAGCCATACAAAAGCGCCTGCGGGGCATACTGAGTGAACCAGTTGGTTTGATTGCTCGAGTCGAGCGGCTGTGTGCGCTCGTAATAGAGCACCTCGTACGCATAGTCGTCGTCCGGTGTGGGAGCGACAAGCCAGTGCGTGTAGTCGTAGTCGCAGTAGAACTTGGGCACCTCCTCTTGCGAGGCCTCTGGCCAGTATTCGCGGAGGTATTCGTACTTGCGAAGCAAAACGGGCTGGCGTTTGCCAGCCACGATGATGTTCATGGAGACGGTCTTGCGCCAGCGGGCTGGCTTGTCGATCACTGGCTCGCCTGTGACCATGTTGCTGGTGGCCACCGTGAGGTTCCCGAGGAACTTCAATTCAGCGGCGATCACCTGCTCGGCGAGCATGATGAACTGCGGGATCTTCTCAAGAGTCGCCGTGTCTGTGCGTTCGAGGTAACTCGAAATATCCTCGACCAGCGAGTCGTAGGTCATTACAGCGGCGACAGTCATTACCAGTTCCCCTTTTTGGCCTTTGCGCCATGCAAATTGGCAACCAAGGAAGGGTATGTCGTGCCAGACCGTTTCGCGAAAGCCTTTGCGGCTTTCTTTTGGTTGGGGCTTAACTCCTTCGGCTCACCAAGGTTTTTTGGACGCCGCTTTTCCCAAACAGCTTTTGTTGACATTTTAGGCTCCATGGCGTATTAAAACAAGGCACATTCCGCCTTTCGGCGGGACACAAGACCGGGCAATACCCGGCCACCACCGCGCACCCAGAGCATCAACTGCTCCTTGGCCCCTTCCCAGTCCTGCGCATTGATCTTGCGACGCAGGGTGCTGGTCTGGAGACGGCCCACCCCGAGGTTGTACGCAAAATCCACAATGGCGTTGAGCTTGCCCCAGTCGTTGGTCTGCATGGCCAACGTGAGCAGGATGGGGCACTGGCGGATCGTTCCCGGGGCATACCGGTGCATCAGTTCAGAAACGAGCAGGGCGCGGGCCTGTGGCTCGTCCATGGGGGCATCTTCGAGGGTTACCTTGCGGCCATCGGCGTAGAAGGTCGAACCGTAGCCAATCGTGGGGACGCCAGCGGGGCACAGGTAGGGCTTCGCACGGAAACCCTCAAACCTGCGGCACAACTCGGTGGCGATCTCCAGATTCATGCAAGCCCCCGCCAAGTTGTGCCACGACGAGCGTCACCGACTACCGATTTGGACACGCCATACTTAGCGGCCAACGCCTTCAGAGAATGCGGCGAAGAGCGAATTTCAAGAACATCGCTTTCAGTTAATTTTGCTCTTGGGTTTTTTTGACCCGAGCGATCATTCAATCGACTTTTAGCCACACAGTCGGCCATGTTGGCCTTGGCGTCACCGACAAATAAATGAGCAGGGTTCACACACTTTGGGTTGTCGCACGAATGACACAAGTATTGCTTTTTCGTCAATGTAAGACCATGCGTCAACAACCAAGCCACTCTGTGGGCGCGTTGCATCAAAAATCGTCCCGTCCCGTCATTTTTTGGCATCCCAAAATTGCCGTAGCCCTTTGAATCCAAAGACGCCAACCACACCCAACAATCACCAGATCGATCAACTTTCGACCAAAACCGGTCTTCAAGAGAACCGCGAACATAATTGAAGGCTTTGCTCATCACATCAGCCCTCGCTTTGCCAAAGTTCTATCCAATATCCAGAAATTCACGACGCCCGACAGCAGGGCCATGTCATCCACGCCCCAAGCGGCTTTGAGAACCTCGGCCAGACTCTGGTCATGGTGGTACGCGATGACCATCGTGGCGGTCTTGGCGGCTCCATAAAGCATGAGGAGAAAATAAGTCATCACCGGGCGCACAGAAGCGCTCAGAGAGGCCACCCAGCCTCCTGCGGCCTTGACCATCTCGGTTTGCTGGTCTATGGCGGCTTTGAAGGCATCCATGACCCCAACATCGATGGCCATGTCGCGCTGGGCACCGATCTCCTCGAGCTTGATCTGGCCGCGCACCTTCTCCAGTTCGCACTGCTTGTCGAACATGGCCAACTCGTGCTGGCGCTCGTTTTTCTTATCGAGGTGCTTCAGAACCTCAGGAGCCAAACGAAAAATGCCCCCGAGTAGGGAGCCGAGGATACCGCCGCCGAGTAGTTCGAACATCATGTGCCCCTTGAGGTTTGAATTTGGTCTTGCCCCTTGGTCACAGTGACCTTCTCACCGTCCACGGAAACGGTCATTGGAGGCTCTTTTTCACCCAGACGGTCGAGTCGCTCGATCAGTGAGCGGATGACCTCAAATTCGGGCTTTTCCTGCTTTGGATTGGCTCCGGCGATGCCGTTGAGCATGGCAATCAAAGCGGTGAGTGCCGCAGACACCAAACCGATGACTGCGGCAATCTTGGATTCCTCGAGGACGAGGCTTGCGCCAACACCCACGATCACGATGGCGGTAATGTAGGCAAGGCCATGCTTGCCGATGGCTTTGCCAGCGACCTCTTTTGCTGTGCTCTGAGCCTCGAGCCGATTGAGTTCGGCTTGGGCTTGGGCTTTGAACATTTTGAGGTCGTCAGCATCCATCACTTGTCCACCTTGCTGTCGAGCTTGTCGAAGATCCGCTCGCACATGTACTCGATGCGCTTGACCGCGTCTCCGAAGTCATCACGTCGAACGAAATCTTGGTGCATCTCTTTGTTGAGATTGCTGATGTCGTTTTTGAGATCGCGGATCGCGTCCCAAATGACTTTGAGCATCCAGCCCCCGATTGCACCGGACACCGTGATGATCAGGTTAAAGAGGGGCTGGTTCTCCATCCGCTTACTCCGGCTGAGTCTCGGCAGGTGCAGGCACAGGCTGGAGGGCTTGTGCGGCTTGCTGGGCCTCGGCTTGAATGCCATCGATCAGACGACGAGACTCGCCATGAGGGCGAGTATCAAGGTACTGAAGGATCGCGTTGATCAGGTTGACAGAAAGTGCCAGTTTTTCCATTTTTCATTCTCCAAAAACTCCGCTGTTTGGGCCAGCGGTTTGCCCATGTTCAATTATGCCGCGAGGGGTGGGGTTGTCCAAGGCACGCCTTGTGCGGTTGTTGGGTTCAACTGTGCCTCTACTTTGGCAGTCAATTTAGCTTCCATTGCGGCTTTGCCGTCGGTTCCAAGAGCTTCCCACACCCAACCAAGAACGATGTCTTGGGTCAGTTGGTCATACGGAATGAATCCGGGCTGGTCTGGGTTGTTGGTGTAATTTTCTTGGCCACCATCAATAGCTCCGCGAACGCCGGGGGCGTTGGCTGCGCAAGTCCATGCAACTTGAATAACGTAACCGTCATTCAAAACTCGCGTCATGTTGCTGACTTGCCATGTAATGGTTATTTGAGACATGATGATTTCCTTTCAGGTTTAGGGATGCGATGCCTTGTAGGCATCAAATTCGGATTTCAACTCTTGGATTGCCTTGGTTAGCAATGCAACCATGTGCTGGTAGTACAAACCTTCCGGCTGTCCGTCAGCGCCGTAATCGACGAATTCAGTCATGCCAGCGGCCTCGACTTCTTCGGAAATCAAGCCAGCGTACTGATGTCCGTCATCATTTGGCCCAGTCCCTTTATAAAAGACCGGGCGCAGTTTCATCAAATCAAGCAAACCACGGGTGTAGTCCTGCACATCCTTCTTGTACTTGAGCGATGACGTAGAGCGATACAACGTACCAGCAGAATCCACAAACACGTTTGCGGCAGAGCCGGTGGTGTAGCTGTAAATGTAGGGAATCTGGCAGAACCCACTCTGGTTGAGCATGAACTGCTGAGTCCAAGAGCTGTTACTTTCACGGTTGCCGATTGCGAAATGTACCCCGGTGCTAAACGAATCATACGATGTAATCTTCCAGCCATAGCCGGAACCAGCCGACGCAGCTTTGAACTCCAGTCCCCCATCCCCATTCAATCCCCCAGCCGCGCTAGTATTGATTTGAATCCATCCGGGGTAAGTTGCTTGAGCGCCTGAACCAACCCCGTTACCAACTTGCAATGGGACGGTTGGAGCGTCACACGCAACACCAACAGAATTGCCAGCGCCGCTGACATACAGCATATATGCGTTACCGTCGGACTCGACGCGGAAGTCGTAGTTATTACCGTCTTCGTTGACGACTGCCGAAGTGGTATAGAGGGTAAGGCGTGCGGTGGGATTAAAGTCCGTGTTGGCAGTCAGGCCTGAATTTGTATAGAGGGTCATGGTTCCGTCTGAACCCATACCCAAAATGCTTGCCGCAGTGCCTTCTGTTTGCCAATTACCCGCAGACCTATACTGAGCGGTTCCAAGCCAGCCACCGTTACCTGCCGTGACTTGTCCCATGCTCAGGCTTTGTACCGATGAACTTCCAAATTTAACTTTGAGGGCGGTGTAGCCACCTAAGCCGCCAATAGAGTTGATTTCTAACGGCGCTGTTGGAGCGTTGGTCATTACCCCAATCGTGTTATTCCCCGCGTCCACAAACAGCATATGGGTGTTACCGTCAGACTCAACACGGAAGTCCACGTCGTTGCTGCTCTCGTTGAATACGATTTCGCCATCTCCAAACGATGCACGCTCCACGCCATTGGTGCCGATGGCCAGCACAGCGCCCACACCCGTGCGAGGCTGCAAGTACAAAGAGCCTGCGGCATACCCAAAGCCACTGTTCAGGGTCGTGATGCGCGACTTTACGGAAGACGACGGCAACGCCGAGGACGTGACCGGGACAATCAAAACCCCCAAGTTGGCACCCGAAGAGCCGACGTTAATTTCACCGTCTACCGTCAACGGATAATCTGGCGACGACGTGCGAATGCCCACCATGTCTACGCTGGCGTCGGCAAAAATTAGGTGCGAATAGTTGTCTCCAGCGACGCGGAAATCGTTGTCCCCCAACCCCGCGTTAAAGACTGCGCCAGCGTAAGTGGTGAGCCCAGAGATGTTTTCATTAAACGCACGAGTGCCGTCAAATTGGACAATTGTGCCGCCCGTGGTTCCAGCAATCTGGCCCTCGACCGACGCAATTGATGCCCCACCACCAGAGGTCAACAGTGTGACCTCATACATGACCGCTTCGTTATCGCCGCCAGCGTTTGCCTGTAGTTCCCATTCACCAACGCTATTACGGTGAAGACGTAGGCGAGACGAGTTCAGCGGGCCGTAAGCATAAGCGGTATCAACTACCGTTGCCCCGACCTTGCGGGTGATGCTGGCTTGGTTAATCCAACGCTGTTCCGGGTTGGTGTACACCCCGTAGTTAGAGCCGGGGTTGATCGTCACCACTTGCAACGATAGCGATGAGAAACTTGCATCAGGCAGCGTAATCACCGCGATCTTGCGCCACGTTGAGCCAACATTTCCGCTGTTGCCCATCGTCCAGTTGAACTTGCGACCAAACGGATCATCGACCCCATTACCGCCGTAGTTGCTGTAGAACTGGCTACCAATCACGCCATCAACAGCAAGAGTGACGTGCGGCAGGCTGTCGTTGATGCCTACCGCGTTGGCGCTTGCGTCCACAAACAGCATGTGGGTGCTGCCTTGAGACTCAGCACGGAAGTCGTAGTTGCCGCCCGACTCGTTGACGGTCATCGCCTTGTCTACTGTGTACAAAGTGCCCGTCAGCGTTGTCTGAACAGCGTTAGCGACTTTGACTCTATAGACGCCGGAGTCAACGGCGATTGCGGCGTCTGGTGCCGTTTGGCCCGCCGCTGTGTAGTACTGCTGAAAATCGAACCCAGCCGTGTATTGCTGCTTGAAAGTTCCGGCACCAATGCGCATTCCGGCGGCATTCAGGCTATCGGAGCTTATGGAAGACGCACCGACCCACAAAGTGGTGCCGAAATACCCGCTTTGCGGCCGTGTGACGCCAACGCCACCAATGTCGTAGGTGTTGTCTGGACTGAAAAGCAGATTGCCACCCAAGGTCAAACCGGCACCGTAAGTGACAGCTCCCCCAAAGTACGAAGCGCCGCCCGCAACGTATAACGAGTACGGGTTGGTGATCGTGACGTTGGTGCCAGCCGTCGGAGCGCCTGCGATGTACAGGGTCGCGAGGTTGGTGTAGGTCACGCCGGTGTTGCTTGCGGCCACCGTGGTGGAACCCAGCGAAGCAATCGTGCCCAGCACATTGGTGGCACCTGCGGCGCTTGATGCATCGGTCACCGTGGCCGTGCTCACATAGAGCTTGGCTGGTGCAGTGGCAGACAGCACGGCAGGCAAGTTGAATGCCGTGTCGCCGATCTTGACCAGCTTGTCCAGAGTCGATGCTCCAGTGCTGGCCAAGCCTGCGGCGGTCAGCGTGGTGCCGTTGAAGGTCAGGCTTGCAGAATCGGTCTGAGCGCCACCAGTGGTGCTGTACACCACGCGACCAGAGGTCAGGCTGGTGTTGGTCAGGCCAGACGAAGAAACGCCCGTGAGGCCCGTCAGAGAGGTCACCCACTGCGGTGCGGTACCAGAGGAGGTCAGCACCCGGTTGGCCGCACCAATCCCAAGGAACGTCGTTGCCCCTGCGGCAGACTGATAAGGCACAGATCCAGTCGCGCCACCAGACAGGTTGTCGGCGGTGTTGACCGAAATACTCGAGCCAGCCGTCCACGTCGGCGTGGTGCCGTTGGAGGTCAGGATGTAGCCGTTGGTGCCAATCGTGAGCTTCGACAGCGTGTTGGAGGCCGAGGCGTACAGCAGGTCACCAGTGGTATACGAAGTGTTGCCCGTGCCGCCGTAGGTCTCATCCAGCACCGTGGTGAGGTTCAAGGTGTTGATCGTTGCAGTGGTGCCATCGAACGTGAAGTTCGCGGATCCAGCCAGCACCCCAGCGTTGTTGTACTGGACTTGCGTGTTCGAGCCACCGATGGTGCCTGTGGCTTTTGTGGCCAGCACCTGCACGGTACCGCCGTTGTCCTTGTAGAACAACTTGCCGTCGGTGATGTTGATGGCCAGTTCACCATTGGCAAGATTTGCCGCCACCGGCGCGGCAGACGCGGTGGTCGAATAGTAAAGCTGGATTGGCGTGAAGTTGGTTGCGGCCATATCGATTCCTTAGAAAGTTCCCCCAGAGATCCCGCCCCACTCAGGCCCGGACGCTCCGGCCTTCAAGACGTATCCCTGTGTCCCCAGTGCAAGTTTAGACAATGTCGTCGTGTTTGAGGCATACAGCAGATCACCCGCTGTGTAGCTCGACAGCCCCGTACCGCCCAAATTGCCAGCCACAGGGGTTGTGAGGCTGAACTGGGTGCCCGTCAGAGTCAGGCCTGTGCCTGCGGTATAGGTGCCAGCACCAGAGAACTGCGACCATGTCACAGCAGTGGTGCCCAGTGTGCCGCCCGGGTTGACGGTACACACCCAGCCGGTATCGGCCAGTGTCGCGCCATCCTGCACGAACACAAAAGCCGAGACCAACTCATTCCATGTGTTGGCGTCCGATGTGCGCGTCCAGCCCAGCAACGCGGCGGCATAGATGCCGTTTTCCGCAGGCAGGGTTTGGTTCTTGACCAGAATGCGGTCGCCAACAGTCAGAGTGCCAGTCCACTCGCCACCCGCTTGAGTGGTGAGGCCTGACAGGACGATGTTGCCAGTAGTGGCCCACAGCACAGCAGACTTGACGTTCAAGCCCTGCGCGACAGAGTCCACATACTGCTTGGTGGCCAATTGCAAGGCAGTGGTCGGGTCTTGTGTGACCTCGACGGAGGTCAAGCCGCCCAGTGTGAGGCTGGTACCGCCCAAGCTGATGGCGGTCGTGCCAATCGTGATCGAACTGTTGGCCAGCGACGAATTGGGCACAGACGTGAGCGACAGATTCAACGTGCCACCCAACGCCACAGAGGCGTCACCAGAGACGCCGTTGGTGTAGAGCAGGCTGATCGATGAGTTGGTCAGCGATGAATTGCCGATGTTCGAAAGCGTGTTGGTGCTTCCGCTGATCGATGTGCCGGTGAGCGTCGTGATCGTGCCACCCAGAGACACCGAGGTCGAGCCGATGGTGATGGCGCTGTTGGTCAGCGACGCATTCCCGATATTGCTCAGGGTGTTGGTCGAGCCGCTGATGCTCTTGTTGGTCAGCGTGTCGGTCGTGGCGCGGCCCACGAGCGTGTCGGTGCTGGTCGGCAGGGTCAGGGTGCCAGTGTTGCTGATCTGCGCGATCACGGGCGTCGTCAGCGTTTTGTTGGTCAGCGTCTGGGTGCCGGTGAGGGTCACCACGGTGCTGTCGATGCTGATGGTCTTGGCGGCAGAGCCGTCGAAGGTGGTGCCCGAGTTCAGTTGCAGGCCGGTGCTGACGGTCAGCGCGTTGGTCGTCGTGGCGGTGATGGTTCCTGACCCGCCCAGCGCCACAGTGACGCCGTTGTAGGTCACCGACGAGTTCACCAGACTGGAGTTGCCGATGTTGGCCAGCGTGTTGTCCGAGCCGGAGATCGTCTTGTTGGTGAAGGTCTCAGTGCCTGCCCGGGTGGCCAAGGTGCCGGTCGTCGGCAAGGTCACCGAGGTCGCGCCGGTCACCGTCATGGTGGTGGCGTAAGCACCGGAGAAGGTCAGGTTGCCACCCAGCGTGATCTGGGACGAGCCGTTGTCCACGCCCGTGCCGCCATGAGCCGGGTTCAGGATGCCATCAAGGGTCACCGCGCCGGAGGTGGCCGTGGCCGGTGTGAAGCCGGTGTTGCCCGCGCTGAAGGTGGTCACGCCACCAGCCAGCGAGAACTGACGCCATTGGCCTGCGGCGTAGCCATCGAAGCTCTGGGTGGTGCTGTTGAAGCGGAACTGGCCCGGGGTGCCCACAGGCTCCTGCACGGCGGTGCCCACAGGGATCACCATGCCGCCGGTGCCCGGGATGACCGGGTTGTCGACCAACTGGATCAGGGGGTTGCCACCCTGCCCGTTGCCGTTGCTGACTTGAATCTGACCGCCGTAGCCGAGGATCTGCACCCCACCGGCGGTGGCACCGTTCTGGATCGCCAGCAGGCCGGTACCGCCGACCTGTGCGATGGCTGAAATCAGCCCATCCAGCGACAAAGTGGGGTTGCCAGACACACCGTCGGCGTTGGCCACGGCCAATCCGGTACCGGAAACCGCCACAGAACGGGCAGAAACGGCCCCAGCGCCCGTTTTTACGATGATGCCAGTACCTACGGACTCCAAGGCCCCAGAAGTGCCGTTGAGGACGATCTGGAGGGTCGACAGCGCCCCGCCGTCGGTCAGGCCGATGCCGGTACCGCCAGACAGGCGTCGGCTGTTGGGCAGGGTCGGCTCCTGATTGAGCGTCAGGAAGGTCTGGGTCTGGCTGGGCGAAGCGGCCAAAGCCTGCGCGGTGGTGCGCAAGGTCTGGCCATTCTGGACGATGGGGACGAGTTCATCCCCGAGGATCGGGCCAGCCGCTGGCAGTTGGGATATGGTTAAGTTCGGCATGTCAGGGCTGGATCTCAAGTCCGTCTAGGTTGCCGTTGTTCTCAGGCGTCTGGGTGTTCCCCTCGGTGGAGATCACCGTGCCGCCGTAGGCCTCACCCACGGTCAGATTGTTCGGATCGACCGCCACCGACACATCAGGGCGCGGAAACCGAATCGTTATCCGTTCGGTTTTGCGGGCTGGCAGTCGGTAGGGGTCTTTTTCGTCGGCGCACCCTTGGCCACAGACCTGCAACCCCGGAAAGTTGGGGTCGGGGCGCATCTCGGCGTGGACGCGCTTCATCTTGCACCGGTCGCACACAGCGATGGCGATGTCGGAGAGGCCGGTGGTGTCGAGGAAGCGCGGCATGGTGCTTACTTCGTGTAGACGCCGATGGCGGGGGCAAAGTAGATCGGCGACTTGTCGCGC